ACCGCAGGCCCGTCGCGCTGTTGGCCCCCGTCAGCAGCATGATCCCGCCGGGGAACTCCTTGCTGAACATCGTGTTGCCCGAATCCCGCGCCCTCGCCGGCGCAATCTTCTCCGCCAACACCGGCGTTTCAGTGATCATCGACTCCAGCCGTTGCTTGCTAAGCCGCTTGGCCATCTCAACCGTCGGTTGCACGCACAACATCGGGCCCGGTGCATGGTCGATCACATAGCCCAGCCAGTTGCTGCCCGCCTCCGTCTTGCCCGTCTGCGCCGCAAACATCATCACCACACGCTGCACAAGGCTGCTGCTGCTCAGACAATCCATCGGCTCACGCAGATACGGCGTCCGGCTGGTGCGCCATGGCCCAGGCTCCGCCGATGCTTTGCTGCTCAGCCGCCGGTGCGCATCGGCCCACTGGCTCACCGTCAGCGGCTGCTCAGGTCGCAGCCCGTTCATGAAACCCGCGCGCCAGACGCTCACTTCTCCACCTCCACCAGCGCCAGCAGCGCATCACGGTGCTCGCGCGTCAACACCTCATGGATCACCGTCGGATCCGTCTCGCCAGCCAGCTGGTGGCTCAGCCGATCGGCCAGGTTCGCCAGCGCCTCGCGGATGCTGCGGCCCACCTGAAACGCGTCTTTCTTCACCTCATCAGCAGGCACCAGATCACCCCGCTGCTGCGTCACCTGCAGCTTCGCCAGCTCGGCCTGGTAATGCTCGCGTCTCGCGCGACTCTCATTGAGATCCGGGATCGCATCATCAGGCAGCTTGTCGATCTGCTGCCGCAGTTCTTGCGGGTCAACCGGATCGGCCTGACTCACCTTTGAGTTCGGCGTGGCACGCGTGTTCTTGTTCCACAGCTCCAGCGCTAGGTCGCGGTCCAACCACTTGCGCTCATCCTTCACCACCACCGCCGCTGCAATCCGGCTCTTGCTGGCATGAGTCACTGCCGCTTTCGTGCATCCACGAATCGCAGCAAACTCAGCAAAAGTAACCAGCACTGAGAAGAGTTAAAAAGCACTAGGCTTAAGTTAACTGATCCTAAACCCCGCTTAACGGTCTAGCCCTGAGTCCAATTTGACGCGACGTGAGATCCGTTGCGCCGCAAGGGTTTACGGGCTTTTGGCGCTGACGCTAGATGAAAAACGCGCGTTTGGACGACCCATGCACATTGGCCCCGGAAGGACCCGCGGTGCGGCCGGCAAGCGGCGTGCAGGCCGTCGTTTGCGTGTTCATGATGCAAACCACGCGACGCATGGCCCATGCCCATTGGAGAGCCTTCTAACGCGCTGTAGCGATCGCGCGTTCAAGCGCTGTCTTGAAGTAGCTCGCATAGCGCCTCTGATAGACCTTGCCAACTACGTCAAGCATCGGAAAGCGCGGCTGATACTGCGCTGCCTGATCAATGGCAATGAAGTATGGGAACAGCTGACCCTTGCTGCGTCTGTAGATACCAGCAGGTCGGTCGCCCCCTTTGGGGGTACCCACGAAGAAGCCCCCCTGGGGGTTGCTACCCAGACCCTGCTTAATGCGCTTCAGCGTGGCGAGGCTCACGTTGCCAGAGGCGTTGAGCTTGACCAGGGAGGTTGGCACGAACTGACTGTCGCGGGGGATCTGTGCCCCTGCTGTGATCTGCGCAAGGAACAACCGCTCAAAGCCTTTCTGGCTGCGTGCGCCACCTGTGATCTGTGTGCGCAGGTAGCGGGCACGCTTGGCCTCTGCGCCAACGATCACCTCTAGATCGCGCTTGGTGCTTTTCTCAACGCCAAAGCCCTTCTGGGTGAATGACGTGGGCCGATCGAAGTATTGGCGTGTGGCGCCGGACAGGGACGTGCGCGCATCGAAGGCGGTGTCGTTGAGGGCCTTGCTGGTGGCGAATGGCAGCTGCTTTAGCAGCGCAGCCGACCATGCCTCGGCCTTACCAAGGTCGCTGGTGAGGTCGATGGAGATGCCGCCTGCCATGGGTCAAGGGTAGGCGGAGCCGGTGAGACTGACTTTGTTCCTAGTTCCCACCGTTCCCACCTCCTTAGAAGAGTTTCCCCACGCCCCCTGTACCCCCCCTCTCCCCTATTCCATATAGGTCTTTTATATAGGTAGGAACAGTAGGAACATAGGAACAAGGTAGTAGCAGACAGGGTTTCGCTGTTCCCACCTACTCCCCAGCAGGTAGGAACACAAGCCTGTCTCACTTTGAGACTCATAAGACTCGACTGTCTCAAAAGTAGACCCATTTGAGAACGCCATCGACTCGGGTCTTCTTTCGTTGGTATCCGAGGTCGCGCAGGATGCTGGCCACCTGCATCTGATCGGACCGCGTCTGACGCTCAACCGGCTTAGCCACGGCCTCAGCCAGGAGCACGTCCGTCGTGATGTCCTTCGACTTGTTATGAGGTGCCAGCAGCCACGCCTCGATAGGTGCGCGCCATGGTGACTCGACCAGGTAGTCCTCGTTCTGTTGTGCCACCATCGCCTCTTGTTCGGCGGTGAGCACGCTTGGCTCGCCGTTGCGGTAGGCGGCCACCGCTGCCGACCAGATGGCATCGCGCTCCTTAAGCAGCGATGACACGTCGATCGGTTTGGCGAGCGTGCATGTGACGGGGATGACCCAGAACCGGCGGTTGCCTGTCTCGTCAACCAGCAGGCCGGTGTCGCGGTTCGTTGAGCCGACGATGATGCAGCGCCGCGGGAATGCTTCGGTCGCTTTGCCGTAGGGGATGCGGAACAGGTCGGTCGATTGGCTTAAGAATGCCTTCACCTGACCGGCGTGTTTCTTACTGGTGATGTGATCCAGTTCGGCCCATTCCATGATCCAGCTGCGATGCAGGACCATCAGGTCGTCTTTTGATCCGATGTCTTTAAGCGCATCGGAGAAGAACTCGCCACCGATTGCGGCCCAGAATGATGACTTGCGCGCGCCCTGTTCACCCATGAGGACGGTTGCGTTGTCATGCTTGGCGCCAGGTTCGTAGATGCGGCGCACTGCACCGATGAGGGTGCATCGGATCATGTGGTCATAGAGGGTGGGTTCGGGTGTGGTTGAGTCTTCAGGCCTGAGGTAGGTGGATGCAAGCCGGTCGATGTAAGTGGGTTGTTCGTGTGCGGCGACGTGGTTGAGGTAGTTCTTGATCGGATCGTATGGGTTGGCCTTGGCGATCTTGACTAGGCAGTCGAGGGCGATTTCTTTTGAGATCTTGCCGCCGCGTTCTGCGATCTCTAGATAGAAGTGCTCGGCGCCTTCTAAAGGGTGACCGTTGCGTTCGATCTGTTGGGTGAAGATGTTGTATCGGAGGTTGCCGGCGTCCCGCAGTTGCTGCAGCAGCTCGTTCGCCTCCATGCGCTTGAGGGGTTGCGGGTCGATGGCTGTGATGGCTGTTGGCGGGTGATCGGCTATCACCTGCGGGATGATGCGTGGCGGCCGCCAACCGTGTTCGCGTGCGAAATACCAGAACGTTCCAGCTGTGACTGATGCGCAGTTGCTGCGGGCCACCTGCTGCGCTTCTGCGAAGGCTGGGCTGTGGCGCTGCATCATGGCCACGGCTTGGTCGGCCGAGCTGCCGGCTTCCTCGCAGGCTGCGATAAGGCCCCATAGCAAATTGCGGAAGAATGGGTACTGACCGGACTTGGGGACTGCAGGCGGGATGCAGTCGAGAGCCTGCTGGATGTCTGAGATGGTGTGGGGTGTGTAGTCCTTGTATTGCTTGGCGCTGATCAGGCTGGTGTGGGTTTGTTCGTCGGGCAGGCAGGCGTTGAGCTGATCTGGGGTGTAGGTGAGATCTGACTGATGGATGATGGCCACCTGCTGGCCTGGATGGCCGTCTGGGCCGATGTGATAGGTGCCGGGCAGACGCATGACCCGGGAGGGGTTCTTGAGCGTGCGATCTGCGTCGGCGTGCTCAAGGAGGCGCTTCTGCATTGAACGCCATTGCTCGGGCTCTATTGGCGCGTCAAGGATCCAATAGGTGTGAATCGACTTGCCGCCGGTGTCAACCTGCAGCGATGGCTCTGGTAGCTGCAGCTCTTGCCATGCAGTGACCTGCCAGTCTTTTGGGCGGTTGTCCCATTCGCAGAAGATGGCGCGACAGGCGGTGATATCTGAGTCGGTGTCACCGCCGTCGTTGATGACGACATAAACGCCGCGACCCTCGGCCTGCCACTCTTCGATGATGGCGGCTGATGGCGGCGCTTTGCGGCCTGAGTCACCAGCCTTGAATGGGTGGCCTGAGGGATAAAACGCGCGAAGTCTGGTGGCTTCTTTAGTTTTGCCGAGGATCTTCAGGAACTGACGAGCGGCGCTGAAGTCAACCGGTTTTGGTAGTCTTGCCATGCTTGCAGGTAAGGGCTGTGGGCCAGGGCCGGGGTGTGTCGAGCACCGCCGGCCCGTTTATTGGCTGACGGATTGAATGATGGCGTGCGCGTCTGACACGGATCGCGCGACGCCGGCGAAGCCACCGGCATCGTTCACGGTAGAGAGCCACGCCGACTGTTCAGGCCTGACCCGCCCGGTAGGTGTCTTGACCTCGATGGATGTGAACACGGCCAGACGCAGGCCGATATGTTCTGGGCCGATGGTGACGGTGCGCCAGCCGATGAGATCAGCTGAACCACGGGCCAGGCCGAAGGTGACAAGCCTGCCGGTGCGTGGATCGGGCAACGATCCGACCTGATTGCGGAAGATGCGTAGATCAGAGCGGGAGCCGAGCGCTAGGCGGATCTGCTGTTGAAGGGTTGTTTCGGCGTTGGCCACGCGCCCGCAGCACATGATGGGCCCACGCTACGGGGTTCCGCATGTTGCGGGCATGGCCGATGGCGATGAGTTGTTGGAGGGTTTGGGCTTTGCCTTGCTCGCGGCGGCGCAGTTGCACGTCGATGCGCTTGAGTTCCTTCAGCTCGCCGTCTAGCTGCTGCATCGGTCGCTGCTTTGGCGCGGGCTGTTCGTGGCCGCAGCATGGGCAGATCGGCGCCGGCCTGAACGCCGCAAAGCAGGCCGGGCATGTCCGCACTGATGGCGCTGGCTGTGTGCCACCTGCGCGGCGTGCGCCGTGCTCGAGCGTCCACTGACGGATGTCATCGGGGAAGCCGTGGCGAGTGACGTTGCCGACGTGATCAAGGATGATCGCAGCGTCTTTGTCAGGCGCAGGCCGCAGCACGCGACCGACCTGCTGCAGGTACAGGCCAAGGCTGGCGGTGGGCCTAAGCAGGATGGCGCAGCCGGCTGCTGGTATGTCGAAACCTTCGGAGACCACATCAACGGTCACCAGCACGCGGATGATGCCGGCAGCGAATGATGCGACCACGGCATCGCGATCGGCGGTGTTGCCCAACAGGCTGGCTGTGCTGATGCCAGCAGTCTTAAACGCGTCTCGGACTGAGACAGCGTGGGCGATGTTGCAGCAAAACGCGATCGCCTGCTGTGCCCCCGCGAGGCGTTGGTAGTGATGGATCGCATCGCCGGTGACGGTTGGCCGGATCATGGCAGCCGCGGCCTGGTTGTTGGCGTAATCGCCGGCCCTCATGTGCAGACCGGTGAGATCGGCCACCATTGGCGGGGCAAAGATCCGCGCGGGTGACAAATAGCCGGCAGATGTAAGCATCTGGACCGATGGCCCTTCGACGAGCGCGTCAAAGGTGTCCCGCAGGCCACGGCCATCAAGGCGGCAAGGTGTGGCGGTGACACCCAAACGCAGGGCACCGGGCCAGTGGCTAAGGATCTGCGACCAGGAACCGGCGGCGGCGTGATGGGCCTCGTCGATGATGATCAGGCACGGCTGCCAGTCGATCGTGTCGAGCCTGCGAACGAGCGTCTGCACCGATGCCACCTGCACTGGTGCATCTGCACGCTGCACACCGGCCGCGATGATGCCGTGCTCGACGCCGGCGGCGGTGAGTTTGCTGCTGGCCTGATGGATCAGCTCACGCCGATGCACAAGGATCAGCACCTTGCGGCCGCGCTCGGTGGCGCTGGCGGTGATGGCGGCCAGGATGACTGTCTTGCCTGCACCGGTTGGAGCCACCAGCAGCGGCGCGCGTGCGCCTGAGCGGTAGGCATTGCGCAGATCGTCGATTGCGCGGTGTTGGTAGGGGCGGAGATTGGTCACAGCAGCGCTGCCTGCGTGGTGGCCTCGCAATCATTCAGGTTCTTGACTGCGCAGTTGAAGTAGCTGGGCTTAAGCTCAAAGCCAACGAACCGGCGACCCATCTGCAGGCTGACGTAGCCCTCGCTGCCGATGCCGGCAAACGGGCTAAGCACCAGATCGCCTGGGTTGCTCCACAGTTGCAGGCCGCGGCGGATCACCTCAAGCTGCAGCGGGCAGATGTGGCGCTCATCGTCATTGGCGCGGGCGCTGCGGTATTGCAGGGTGTCGGATGGGTTGATGTCCATCCACACCGGGCTGGCGTAGCGCTGCCAGATGTTGATGCTGTCTTTGATGGCGTCACCAGTCTTAGCTGGCGGGTTCTCGCCGGCAAACTCAGTGAACGGGCCAGCGCATGGCTCGGGGTTGTCGCCCAGCTTGCGCACCGTGACCAGGTAGTCGGGAATGCCTTGACGGCTCAGGGCTGAGTCCTTGCGGATCTGCTTGTGCAGCAGGCCGATCGCTTTGGTGCGCTGCATGGCGGTGACGGGATCCTTCCAGATGCAGACCTCTGAATGAAACACAAATCCCGCCGACTGAAAGATGCGCAGCATGTCACCGCGAAAGTCCTTCACGCCGATGAAGCCGTCGCGCTCTTTGCTGCTGGGCAGATTCATGCAGTGGAAGCTGATCAACCGGCCTGGCATCAGCACGCGATGCAACTCCTTGGCCAAGTAGACGAAGTGATCGAAAAACTCCTGATCGTTGCGGCTGTTGCCCATGTCCCGGTCGCTGTTGGAGTAGGTGTAGAGCGACGCGAATGGCGGACTGAAGATGCTGTAGTGGATGCTGTCAGAATCGAGTTGCTTGATGCTTTCAACGCAATCGCCCATATACAGGTCCCAGTTGTCGCCGGTCTTGTGCTCAGTGATGTGCGGCGCAACCTGACGCTGGATCTTTTTGAGTTGTTCCATGGTGGTTTGCTTCATGATGGTGACCATTGATTCAGCCATTGCGATGCTGTCCGCTTCCTTGCGGCGGATGTTGTCGATCACGCGGCCTTCGGCCACGTCGTAGATGATGTGCGCGTTGACCGGGTGCTGCTGCCCGAATCGCCAGCACCGGCGGATGGCTTGATAGAACGCCTCGTAGCTGTGGGACAGGCCAACGAAGGCGACGTTGTGACAGCCTTGAAAGTTGAGTCCGAATCCGAAGATGCTGGGCTTGCTGACCAGCACGCGGATCTTGCTATCCTGAAAGTCGATCGCGGCCTGCTGCTTGTGATCATCTGAATCGGACCCACTGACCTCAACCGCGCCATTGATGGCAGCAGTCAGCGCTTTGGATTCATCGTTGAGATCACACCAGATCAGCCATTGCTCGGTGTTGCTATTGGCCAGGGCTGCGGCTGCATCAACGCGCATCTGTAGCGATGCTTTGCGCACTTGCCGCTGATCGCTCAAAGTGCGGGCTTCCATTGCAAACAACGCCATTTGGCCAGCGTCGTCGGCCATGGCCTCGCGTGGTGTCTCGACGGTGCAGTCCTTGATCTGCAGCTCGGGCAGGATCAAGCTGCCGTCGTCGTAGCCCAGATCTGATGGCTTTCGGATGGTGACAGCCCAGCTGCAGACCCACTCCCAGAACTTTGATTGAGCGTGACCCTTGAGCCGCCATTTGCTGGTGTCGCCGCCGTCGTGGACAAAGAACATGGCCAGCATCTCGGTGCGGGTCATTACACCGATGAACTCGGCATGGTTGCCCAGCTCCATGTGATCGTTCGGCGCCGGCGTGGCAGAGCAGGCCAGCCGGAATGGCGTCTGCGCGAATGACTCGATGATCTGATTGCGGATCTTGCCGGTGTACGCCTTGAGGATGCTGCTCTCATCAAGCACCACGCCATCGAAGGCGGCCGGGTCGAAGTGGCTCAGTTTTTCGTAGTTGGTGATCGTGATGCCGGGCTGCATGTCGGCCTGGGTTGCAGCGAACGCGCATTGGATGCCGAACTTGGCACCTTCGCGGACGGTCTGGTGTGCAACGGCCAGCGGCGCCAAGACAAGGACGTTGCCTTTGGTGTGGCGGCAAACCTGTGATGCCCATTCCAGCTGCATGGCGGTCTTACCCATGCCACAGTCGGCCCAGATGCAGAACCTGCCAACACGGCAAGCCATGGTCACGATGTCGCGCTGAAACGGGAACAGCGGCGCCGTGAACTGTTGCGGATCAAAGCCGACCGCAGGGCAGGCGGTGGACTTTGAGGCTAGAAAGTCGGAGTAGGTCATGTCAAAGCATTGCGTTTTCGTGAATGGACTCAGACGCATGAACAAGTGAGGGCATTGGTGGATATAGTTGAGACTTAAAAATCTTGAGCTGCTGGCCTGTCGCGTAGGCGTTTAAAAGTTTGATGTAATCAGCCAGCCTTGATTGAGGCGTTGAGCTTGGCGCAGCTATCATCTTGTTTCGATAAGCAAGAATTGGGCTGCCCGGACTTAGGTTGTCACCCGTTTTTACTTGCTTAGCAAATGTTTCTAAATAATTTCTTGAAAACTCACAATCAAATGATGCTGAATATAATAAGCACGACATGGGGCCAGGGGTGCAAATCCTTTGGAATACTGATTGGTTTGCTGCTGCCGCTGCCCATTCCCACCCATCAATATCTTTTCTGTATTCTTTGTTAATGTTTGTCGTGGTTCCAATCTGGTTAGGAACTTTCCCGGTCCAAACTATGTGAGGAATTTCTCTATAATACAAATAAAGCCTAATACCAGAAGCCATTGCAGTTGAGTTTTTTGCTCCGTTAATGCCAAGTATGTCTCCGGCTGTGCGCTTTGATCCCGTGTCTAAAACTGCAAAAACACTTTCAGGCAATCCAGTTGTCACCATGAGATTGGCTGAAATGCCGGTATTGGCAATTGCCATCAAGCGATGCTGACCATCCAAAAGAGTGTTGTTCTCGCTGATGGCTATGCCTTGATGGGTTATCTGCATTTCTCCCCGTTTAAGCTGAGCCTCGAACATGGAGACGTGAGCTGCATTAAGGGGTCGATTGCGAGTGTTTGTTTCTAGAATTAAACGCGCGTCTTCTGGTGTGACAAGACGTACCTCTGTGTGCATGAAATAATGCCGGCAACCAGGCCGGTAGAGAAGTAAGGGCTGGCCGTGGCCAGAAGCGAGCCGGGTGGCGCCGGCTTGTTTCGCTCGATCAGACCTTAGCCCACATGTGGTAGCATTGGCAAGCAATCCGCCGCAACCCATGGAGAACGCCGACTACCACGCCCACCCCGCCATCTCAAAGTCGCATCTGGATCTCATCGCCCGCAGCCCGCTGCATTACTGGGCGCGCTACATCGACCCGAACCGGGTGCCGACTGAGCCGACTGATGCGATGCGACTCGGGACCGCTGTCCACACACTGACGCTCGAGGCTGATCAGTTTGAGGCTCGCTATGCCGTGGCCCCTGCTGTTGATCGCCGATACAAAGCGGGCAAGGAAGCGTGGGCCAAGTTCCAGGCTGAAGCCGGTGACCGCGAGCTGATCGACGCCGACGACCGCGCCACCATCAGCCGCATGGCCGAATCAGTTTGGCGCCACCCGGCCGCGGCGATGCTGCTGCATTGGCAGGGCAAGGCCGAGACCACGCACATGTGGACAGACCCGACGACCGGCGCCGAATGCAAGTGCCGGCCGGACTGGCTGACCAATGACGGCAACTTGATCATCGACCTGAAGACGACCGAGGATGCCAGCCCGAGCGGCTTCCAGCGCAGCGTGGCGAATTACCGCTACCACTGCCAAGCAAGTTGGTATCTCGACGGAGTTGAGGCATCCACCGGGCACCGGCCCGATCAGTTCATCTTCATCTGTGTCGAAAAGAAGCCGCCCTATGCCGTGGCCGTCTACGCCGCCGATGCGGAGATGATCCAGATCGGTGCTGAGACTGCCGCGCGTGATCTGGCCCGGCTAGTCGAATGCAAGGCCAGCAACACCTGGCACGGATACAGCGACCACATCGAACCCCTCAGCCTGCCTGCGTGGATGCGGCCGCGGGCTGATGGCTCACTGCCTAACCCACCTGAGATTGAGACTTACTGATGAAGAACCGCAATCTTTACGCGCCGGACAGGCTCAAGCCGTTAATGCCGCCGCCGCCGTTAATCCACCCAGACATTGAGACGGACCGGATCAACATGCGGCGTTATGCAAGAGAGCGCTATCTAGCTGGTATTTACATCGACACGGACTTTCAACCATGACCGACCAATCCACAGCACTCACCACCACCAGCACCGGATCGGTGTTTTCGGGCATCCAAGCGTTCGAGGACGCCCAGCGGATCGCCAAGGCGCTTGCCAGCAGCACGCTGATCCCGCCACAGTTTCAAGGTCAGCAGGGCTTCGCCAACTGCTTGGTTGCGCTTGAGATCGCCAATCGCATGGGCATCAGCCCGTTTCTAGCGATGCAGCACCTGCATGTGATCCACGGCCGCCCGTCGTGGAGCAGCAGTTTCATCATCGCGATGGTCAACGGTTGCGGCCGGTTCAGCCCGTTGCGGTTTGAGATCAGCGGCGAAGGCGACAGCCTTGCCTGCTATGCCGTCGCGACCGACTTGGCCAGCCAGCAGGAGCTGAAGGGGCCAACCATCACGATGGCCATGGCCAAGAAAGAAGGATGGGCGACCAAGTCGGGCAGCAAATGGCAGACGATGCCTGAGCTGATGATCCGCTACCGGGCCGCAGCATTCTGGGGCAGGCTGTATGCCAGCGACATGCTGCTTGGGATGCAGAGCCAGGAAGAAGTGGTGGACATCGAGCCGGTCAAGGTCACCGCGGCCGATACGACGCTCGATGACTTGAACGCCAAGATCACGGCCGAACCTGACCCAGAACCTGTGGAGATTGTGGCCGATGACCTCTTCTGATTATCTGACCGCGCCGCAGCTGGCACAGCGGTGGGGGTTGCACCCTGACACGCTGATGCGCTGGCGCAAGGCAGGCAAGGGCCCCGCGTATTTCAGGACGCCCGGTTTCGTGCTCTACCCATTGGCCGAGGTTGAGCAATACGAAAAGGCCAACACCATCACCCACGACGAATCATGACTTTCAAAGCAAACGGCGCACTGTTCAGGAACACCGAGCAAAAGCTGCGTGAGCGGCTGCGCGACCGGTACGACGCCAGCAAGAACTACCCGATGTATGACGGCGTGGTCAGCGTGCCGGCCGATCAGGCGTATGCGATGGCCAACTATTTGATGAACGCCACACCGAACGACCGGGGCAACATCCCGATGCGGATTAGCGGATGGCGCAAGGAGCCGGCCAGCGGCGGTGACGCGTATGTGTCGATGGCGATCGAGCCGGACTACAAGACACAGAAAGCGATCGAGGAGGCAGGTGCCACTGCCGAGGCCGCGGCCACAAGCCTGGCTAAGGCAACCGGCGGCACGGTAATTCAGGACGACGTGTTCTGATTCATGATCATCAGCTCCAGGCGCGCGATCTCATGGACCGCCGCCTGGAGCATCTCCTGCTGGCGCATGGTTTGCCGCAGCAACTGCGCCGCGAGTTGGCCGACGTTGCCGTGTTCGGCCAGCCCGCGGCAGTTGGCCTCGAGTTTGAACAGCTTCTCTGGTGGGATGTCAACCACCATCCACTTACCGAAATCCATCAATCCGGGGCGTGTTGCCCCATGGTGCCAATGAATTGTCCACAGTGCAGCAGCAACGATCACCGGGTTCCGGTGACGAATGGTCAGATGGCTGACCAGATCGTGCGGAAGCGGGTCTGCAAGGACTGCGGGCACATCTGGTTCACGGTTGAGGTGATCGTGCCGAAGTATGCGGTGGGATGGGCGACGGGCCTGCAGCGTAAACCGGTGCTGCGAGTGCCTGTTGAGGTAACCACCGGGATGGTGCGGATGCGCGCGAGCCACGTCGAGGAGCTGTCGTGGGATGTGAACAAACGTGACAAGCCGGCTGCGTGATGCACCGTCTGCAGTGTAGGATTAGCGCAAGCCCGAAAGGGCATCACCCGCAACCAGCCATGACCACCGCCACCGTTCAGATCCAATCCGTCGGCCGCTGCAAGGGCAAAGCCGCAGGCCAGCTCCAAGCCGGCGACGTAACGATCTGGAACTTCGGGTATACCCACACGTTCGTTGGTTTCGTCAAAGAGACCAAGGCTCAGGTGATCGCACAATTCGCCAACAGCGATGGCACCACTTGGGAGAAGCGGATGGGCAAGGATCGTCTGGTTGCCATCGTCTGAGCCCTCCGGGGCTCTCCATACACCCACACCCACCCATGCTCACCGCCACTGCTCTGGTGATCTGGAAGCTGCTCCTACCGCTGCTGGTGCTGGTCGCTCTGATCGACTGGCTGACCGCTTCCACCGATCGCCGCATCCGCGTGCTGGCCCATGCCGGCCGCAGTCAGCGCCAGATCGCTGACTCGCTTCACATCACCCGCTACCGCGTCCGCAAGGCGCTCGCATCATGATCAACCGCATCGCTGCCGCTGTCCTGCTGCTGATGGTCTATGTGGCCGGTCTCGACACCGGCCGCACCGACGCAGTCAAAGCGCACCACAACCATCCCGCTTGCCATCAGAACCTGAAGCCATGACACCCAAAATGCGCCGCTTCTACTTCCAGATCCGCAGCGCCAACGTGATCGAGGCCATCACGGCGCACAGCCTGACCGAAGCGCAGCAGATCGCTGCCGAAACAGGTTGGCTGCCGTGGTGGTCCGAGATCGAATGGCTCAACCCGCAAACCGTGACCGACCCAGCGCTGCACCAATGAACACCTACCGCGTGATCCTTGAGACCGATCAGGTCGAGCTGTTAGCGCCGAACGCTGCCACTGCTGTTCTCAGCGCGATGGAGCTGTACCCAGACCAGCAGCTGCTGAACGTCGAACTTGAGCCTGAATGGGCTGACGATGACCACCCATCACTGACCGCCGCTGAGCGCAACCCGAGCCTGCGATGACCGACCACATCCGCGCCAAACTCGAGGCCCTGATCAGCGACTCGGGCATGTTTAACGCCGGCCAGCAGGAGGAGCGCCGCCGGTTGCAGTTGTTGATCACCGCCAGGATCGACGAACTGCGCGGCGCCGGTAGCGTGCCGCATGTCAGTGCCGTATGCGCTGAACTGCTCAGAATCCGCCAAGCACTGGAACCATGCTGACCCGCGTCCGACTTGACCAGCAACGCGCCGAAATGATCGATTCTCTGTATCAAGCCAGCGGCCGCACCTGCGGCACTTACACCGGCCTGTGGCAGGAGTTCTGCCAAGACATCGCCACCAACTTCAGAGACACCGACTACGCCGACCTGTTCGCTGCGTGCGTGATCGCGATCGACCACACCGAGAGCCACCTGGCCGAGAAACACGCGCAGCAGTGCATCGCCGTCTGCCGGCGGTTCTTGCTCAGGGAGAAGTGGTTGTGACCGACCGCAAGCCCAACGGCAAGGGCCGCAACTTCACGGTCAACATCAGGATGAGCCGCGAGGAGATCGAGGCCGCGCGGAAGCTGGGCGATGGCAACATCAGCATGGGCTTCAGGCAGGCGATCCGGTACGCGTGCTGGAAGGAAATGCGGCCGATCAAGCTGAGCACCATGTTGCGCTCGGCATCGGTAATGGCCGCCGCGCTTGAGGATGGGAACCATGAGTGACCACTACCGCCAGGGCGAGATCGAGTGCATCGACGCGATCGAGGCCGCGCTGACGCCTGAGGAGTTCCGGGGGTTTTGCAAGGGCAACGTGATGAAGTACGTCTGGCGCGAGCAGCACAAGGATCCGGAATCGTTAAGAAAGGCGCAGTGGTATGTCGCCAGACTCCTTGGCACCATGGAGTCATGAAGCAGACACACCTAAA